TAGACTAGGACTTAATCAATCAATTAACTTAGCGAGCAACGTTACAGGTACGCTTCCCGTAGCCAACGGTGGCACAGCAATAACAAGTGGATTTAGTAATGGTATTACTGAAGCTGACCAATGGAGAATAACTACAAGTTTTAATGGAAGTTCAAATCCCATAACTGCTAACTGGGAAAGAAATGATACTGTATTTGCTAAAATTGGCACTGGTATGTCAGAAAGCTCTGGTATTTATACTTTTCCATCCACAGGTATCTACAAAGTAGAGTTTTTAATTCTTTCGAATAAAAGTGGTGGAACCAGTCAATATTCAGCTGCTAAAATAAATATAACAACAGATAATGGTAGTTATACAGAAAGAGCAACAGGTTATAGTAATGTAGCACTAGATGGTGCTTGGAGTGGTGCTTATGTTCAAACTAATATTGATGTCACGGATACCGCTAATGTTAAAGTTCAATTTGGAGTAGTAAATCAATCAGCTACAGATTTTATTGGGAATACTAACGTTAATAAAACAACAGCAACGTTCACTCGTTTGGGAGATACATAATATGAGAGAAGATGGCAGACCAGATCATATAGAAGATGCTTTATGTCGAATACACACTAATCAATGGTTTACTTGGACAGACAGTGAAAATAAAATTTATGCTAATCTTAAACTTACAGAAAAAGTTGGTATTGATGGAAACATTGTAGATAATCCAGTTACAGAATTGCCAACAGAGTCAGCAGTAAATGCAAAATTAAAAGAATTACAAGACGCGTGGGACGCGGCTAACACCTAATGACCTTCGCAGCCTCTTCATTCGCTGAGGCAGCTTTTTCCTCACAAGGAATAAGTGATGTCGAAATTGCCGTTACAGGCGTATCACTAAGCTCGGCTCTCGGTACAGCAAGCGTTGTAGCCATTGCTAATCCTAATGTTAATGTTACAGGAGTATCAGCTTCTGTTACGCTTGGTGGATCAGGTGTATCCGCAGGTGGTAATGCAGAGGTAACCGTTGTTGGTCAAGCACTTAGCACGGCCCTTGGTAATGAAGCCATTGTTGTTGACTCTCCTAATATTAGTGTCACAGGATTTGGTTTAACTACCACGCTTGGTAATCCAACATACTTTAGTAGTACAAATCCACAGCCTGCTGGCGAAGAAATATCCACGGCTCTCGGATCTGTAACCGTTGAGGGTGTACAAAATATTAATATTACACTTACAGGATTTGGTCTAAGTACAACTTTAAATAATAGTGGCATAACAGTTACCAGTGATGCAAATCCTGTATTGACACCATTGACGTTAATGTCCATGGACTTAGGTGATATTAGCGTTCAATTAAACGGTGATGTTAATGTCACAGGTTTTGGAATGACGATGGCTTTATCAGACGCTACAGCCGTTTATGCATGGACGGAAGTTGATGATTCTGTTACAACAACGTGGACAGAAGTTGATGATTCTGTTACAATGGATTGGAAGGACGCAGCATAATGACATCAACATATTCATCATTATTACAACTAGAACTTATAGGGTCTGGTGATCAAGCTAATGCTTGGGGTAATACTACCAATAATAACCTACAGTATGGCTTAGAATATTCTATTGCAGGCGTATATACAAAAAACTTATCCTCCGCTTCTAGCCCTTATACTTTAACAACCGCAAATACTATTAGTTCAGCACAAGCTGATAATGAAAATAGACAATCAGCTATTATTTTTACAGGGCAAGGATCTAATTTTATTATTCAAGTAGCCGCTACACAAAAAACTTTTTTCTTACGAAATAATAACACTTCTTATACTATTACGATGCGTATTGGTGCATCTGGAAATACCTACGTTATACAACCAAGCACAAGTGTATTTTTAGCAACCGATGGTACAAACTGGTTTAACTTACAAACATCAGGTACTGAATGGGCAACTAAAACAGGAACCTACACAGCTTTTCCTGGTGACAATTTATTTGCCAATACATCGGGTGGTGCCTTTACTATTACCTTACCTGCTTCTCCAGCAGTAGGAGATGAAGTACGGTTTTTAGATTTAGCAAATACATTTGACACGAACAATTTAACTGTTGCTAGAAATAGTGAAAAGATTGATGGCACAGCAGCAGACTTAACAGTAGCTACTGAAGGAGCCGCTTTTAGTTTAGTATATTCAGGATCCACTTATGGATGGAAATTAACGGAGAAATAAAATGACAACATATGCAGCAATAAAATATGCAATTCCAGGAACAGCTATTACAGGTGTTCTAAAAACAGCAAATAATTTAAGTGATGTACCAACTGATGCTACTGCACGTACTAATATAGGTGTAGCAATAGGCAGTGACGTACAAGGATTTTTTTCTGCTAGTGCAGGAACCAACGCTAACGGAGCACGAACAGTTAGTACCTCTTCCCCTTCAGGCGGATCTGATGGAGACGTTTGGTATAAATATTCGTAATAAGCTATGCCAGTTTACGTTAGATCAGGCGGTACGTGGCGTGAAACATCAGAACTTTTTGTAAGAGATGCTACTTCCTATACCAACAAAACTATTTTAAATGGTTACATAAAACAAAGTGGAGCTTGGGAAGAGTTTTATACTTTATTTACAACAACCTCTTTTTCGCAAACAACAGGTAGTGTAGCTGTTCCGTCAGGAGCAAACGCTATACATTTTCAATATGCTGTTGGTGGTGGATCTGGCGGTATGCGAGGAGCAGATTATGATAAAGCAGGTGGTGAGTCTGCTGGACCAGCAGGAGCTTCAGGAGCGTATTTATCAGATGTTGTATTTAGTGTAACAGCAGGTGAAACACTATCTATAACAGCAGGAACGGCTGGAGGAAAAGGAACAGGCGTGTACTCTGGAACATCAGGAGCTGGTGGTAATACAACAGTTACGGGTTCTACAACAGGACCTCTTTTAACATTAAATGGCGGTGGATCTGCTTCCGTATCAGGAGGCGGTGTGCAAGGCCCTCTTCGTAATAACAGTGCAAGCACAGGAGGAAGTCTTGGAACATTAGCCACTAGACTTACATCAGGAACAACAACCGATGGACTTAACATAACAACATTTAATTCAGGACCTGCAAATTCTTTTAATTCAGCAGGAGCAGGAGTAGCAGGAACTAATCCTGGAAACTGTGGTGGTGATAACTGTACTATTGGCGGTGGTGTTGGTGGTGCTTCTTACAATGGTTTTGCAGGAACAGGTGGTACAAGCGGATCAAACGGTAATACAGCAGGTGGCGACGGCTCTCGTGGTGGAGGCGGTGGCGGTGGCGGAACCGAACCTGGATCTTCAAGTGGTGGAGATGGTGGCGCAGGTGAAGTTAATTATAGATTTATGAGGATTACATAATGCCTTTAACAAAAATAGCATTTGCCCCTGGCATTGATAAACAAGATACGGAGTACGGAGCGGCAGGACGTTGGACAGATTCTGATATGGTACGCTTTCGTTACGGCTTACCAGAGAAGATTGGTGGATGGGTAGAACTTATTAGTGACAAATTAATTGGTGTTATTCGTGACATGCATGCATGGACAGATTTAGACGGCATACGGTACACGGCTCTCGGCACCGATAGAAAATTATATATTTACTCAGAAGGCGCAGCTTATGACATTACACCTATCAGAGCAACGCAAGCAGGACTAAGTAATCCTTTTGCAACAGTATCTAGTAGTGCAGTAATTACAGTAACAGATAATGCACACGGTGCACAAGCTGGAGATTTTGTAACATTTAGTGGAGCATCGACGACGGCTAGTTTAGACATGAACAAAGAATTTGAGATAACAACATATATTGATCCTAATACATACACGATTACGTACACAGGGAGCACGGCTGACGCAACAGGTAATGGAGGCGGAACAGTAACAGCTACGTATCAAATTAATGTAGGCTTATCAGAGTCTGCTTATGGTTATGGATGGGGTACAGGAACATGGAATACAAGCACATGGAATACACCAAGATCAACATCTACTGTTACGATTAATGGACGTAACTGGGCTCTTGATAACTTTGGTGAAGATTTATTAGCTACTGTTTCTAATGGGGCAACGTATGTATGGAATACATCATCAGGTCTAACAAGTAACAGAGCTGCAGTTGTTAGTAATGCACCAAGTAAATCTAGATTTAATTTAATATCTATGCCTGATAGACATGTCTTTTTATTTGGAACAGAGACAGTTATAGGATCTACCTCTACGGCTGATGATTTATTTTTACGTTTTTCTTCCCAAGAAGATTACAATACATGGACACCAACAGCAACAAACACCGCAGGTTCTTTTAGAATACAAGACGGATCAAAAATTATGGATGCTATTCGTTCTCGTAATGCCGTATTGGTTTGGACAGATACAAGTTTACATGCACTACAATTTGTTGGTGCACCTTTTACATTTAGCTTATCACAAATAGGGGCTAACTGTGGAGCGGTATCACAACACTCTGCTGTTGATGTTAACGGTACAGCTTTTTGGATGTCACAAAATTCTTTCTATAGATTTGATGGTGCTATTTCTAAAATGCCTTGTAGTGTACAAGATTATGTTTTTGAAGATTTTAATATTACACAGCAACCAGAAACATACGCAGCCGTTAACTCAGAGTTTAATGAAGTAACGTGGTTTTATTGTAGTGGAAACGCACAACAAATAGATCGTTTTGTTACCTATAATTATTTAGAAGATTGCTGGTCTGTTGGAAGTTTAGCAAGAACAGCATGGACTGATTATGGTGTGTATGAAAAACCATATGCTGGTTATTATTCTACAACAAACGTTGGAACAACACCTGTAGTTTTAGGTGTAACAGCAGGAGCTTCTAATATCTATCAACAAGAAACAGGAACTAATGATGTAAGTGCTGCTATTAATGCGTTTATTGAGTCAGGTGATTTTGATATTGCAGACGGTCAACCATTTTTACATATAGGAAGAGGGATACCTAACTTTAAAGGACTAACTGGATCTGTAGATCTCACGTTAAAATTTAAGACATATCCTAGTTCTACAACACCTACAACAGTAACGAGAACAATTGTCTCGACAACAGAAAAATTTGATTTAAGAGGTAGAGGAAGACAAGCAAATATAAAGATCGAAAGTGATGCTACAGGAGATAACTGGCGTTATGGTACATTACGATTGGATGTTCAACCAGATGGAGGTAGATAATGGCAACTAGCACTGCTTATCCTCAAGGCTCAAACATGCAAGGCATAGGAACAGGAGGCATAATGGGAATAAATAGCCCGTTACCTGGCCTTATAGAAGATCATTATAATCCTTTAGACATGGGTAAATACGTAGGTAATCCAAATCACAATCCCGTATATAGTGATTTTATGCAAAGTGAGTTTAATACAGGAGGTCCAGGTTTGGCTGTCATGTCTGATGTTTATTACGGTGATGGTCAAAAAAACACTTTTGGTAATAGTGCTTCAGCTAATCAATTTAGACAATATTTAGAATCAATGGGTATTCCTATTCATTCTGGTCCACAAGATGGTATTGATTCACAGCAACCACTTCAACCTATTACACAACCTGGAGGTCCAATTTCCAATAATCCTGGTACGGGTATTATGCCTTTTCCTGATATGGGTCTTCAACCATTACCTAGCCCAGAATTAAAACAATTACCTATGCCTGAAATACCTGATTACACAGAAAAATTTTCAGGGTACGATACTAAAATTGGAGGATTTGATAATCAATTTAAAGATATAGTAAGTAGGTTAGATAAACTAGAACAAGGTATAGGAAGTATGGCTAATACAGATGTTCCTGCACCTACTCCTGTTCAAGGAGGTGTTCCTAGTGTATATACAGGAAACAACGCAAGAGGTTATTAATGGCTAAAATAAGTACAACAAGATTTCCACAAGCAACACCAAAATATCAAGCATCACAGTTTGACGTCTTAATACGATTGCTTGAACAAATAACGCAACAATTAAATTTTGGTTTTCAACAAGATTTAAAAGATGAGTCAACAGCAAGGAGTTGGTTCCTTGGCTGATGCATTTTTAAGTTTTTCTAAGTCAGGTTCTGGTACTGTATATACGGTACCGACAGCTAATGAAGGAGCTATTCCTCCTGTTTTACCGACAACAACATTAGTTAAAAGTATTTATATATCTAATGAATCAGGTGGTGCGGTAACAACCACCGTAGCTGCGGTAGATTCTAGTGCTACAGTAACTACTGAATTGTACAAGGATAGCATGGCTGACGGTGCTCAACTACAATTGCTGGATCAACCAATTGTTTTAGAAAAAGCAGATACCATAACTTTAACAGGGACAGGTATAAAAATTTTAGTAAGTGTAATGGAGATAACATAATGACATTTAAAAAAGTACAAGAATCAAAAGAAATTGGTAAACAAATTATTGATGGCCAAGAACTTCCTATTATTCAACCAGAAGTACACATGGAAGTTAAAAATAAAAAAACAGGAACGGATTACGAGTCAGAGGAACACGCTCAACAAGACGTTGATAACCCTTCTACAGATACAACATCAGAGGATGTAGAAAAAAATATAGAGATTAAAGTGGTAAAATTACCTGATGTGTTTGGTAAAACTAAAGACGACTAAGCTCCGCAGTTTTCACAGAAGTCATCACAGATACATTTTTCTTTTACGCACCCACACGCAGGACAATTAGGATCCATTTGCTACTGCTCTTTGTTTTGCCATGTTTTCTTGAACAAAAATTCGTTCGTCTTCTGTTAAAGGTCTACCCATAGTAGGAGGCTTAGATTGACACGAACATCCGTCTGTGTGTCTTTTGTGATCTCTTTCTACTGCTAATAAACGTTCATGATAGCGGCTCACCTTGTCAGCGAGGACAGCTAAAGCTTTCAATACTTCTTGATTATCCATAATATCTCCTGATTTGTAATTTTGGGGTGAGATCTAATTTAAACACGTCTGTCATTATTATCAAGTATTCTTTTTATAATTGTTTTCTTGACAACTAATTTGAAATAGTGTCCCAACCACTTGGATGAGGTATACAGTGTTCTGTCTTTACCCCAGGTTTCATTGTAAGCAGCACATCGCCGCTTATACTTATTCTTGCTTCTTCTTTTGTATTTACTTCTGTGTAGTGTAGCAAGCCACTAGGAAAAATAACAAAGTTACCTGTCTTCACAGGAAAAATATAACTAGAAAAATTAAACTGATTCCAGTCAACAATATATTGATCGGTAGGTGGAATAAATAAACCTGTTTGTGCAGCTAGCTCTTTTTCAAATCGTATGTTACCCATGTCATCATTGCGTACGTAATAGACAAAACTAAAGTGACTAGCGGTGTGTTTATGACTAGCAATATGTTGATCTTTTACGGTGTA